TGTAATAAATTTTGCTGAGAAGGAACATCTAAATGCCTTTGGTAATATATGGCATACCACAGCTGCATTTGATGATCCCAAGGGACCATGGACTACAGCTTGGTATAAATATAATGATTTTTCAGCAAATAAAACTGATGGATTCTTACAACTAAATGATCCTCAAGTTTGTAAAAACAACGGTTGGAATATTGCTGTACATTATTATGGACCATATTTTTATGATCTTGGTATAGGTAATAACCATTTAAAAGAAGCTGCTCCATGGCAGAGTAGTAGTACCTTAACTGGAGTACCTAATACTGCTCAAAGTTATGGTATCGGTCCGCCACTTCCACATATGGGCGGTATAAGTGTAAATGGTTTGGGTTTATGTGAACAGCCTGGTTTTACCTTTTATTCAAGACAAGAAGCAGATAGTGCTTCTATATCTGGTACATGGGAATTTAGTAACTCTCCAGGTGAGGATAAAACGGTAGAGGCATCATGGGATGGAACTTCAAAATCAATAGACATTCAATCATAGGTATTTAACTCTTATAACAACATGACAAATTCATTTAATCCAGGCAATGCTATAAGAGCAGATGCACTGAATGAAAACTTTACTGAAATACAACTACAACTTCAAGAACTAGAAGGTTCAATAACTAACCCTTCTGGAACAATGAAGGGACCACAAGGTGATAGAGGCATACAAGGTCCAGCTGGTCCGACAGGAGCTGCAGGTGCTCAAGGTGCTCAAGGACCGCAAGGTACACAAGGTACTACAGGTACTCAAGGTGTAAAAGGTGAGAGAGGACCACAAGGTGAGCAAGGTCCACAAGGACAAGCAGGACCACAAGGACCACAAGGTATAGCAGGTCCAAAAGGCGATCAAGGTACAGGTCTGAGACTTCTTGGAACCTATGCCTACACAGGTGCACCAAATACAGGTACTACTGGTGCTACACCTAGTCAAGGGGATCTATGGAAAGCTAGTGATAATAATTGCTGGGCTTATAGTGGTACTGCATGGGTGAATGTAGGAGCACTTGCTGGTGCAACAGGTCCAACAGGTGCTACAGGTGCAGCTGGTGCTCAAGGTACGACTGGTGCTGCAGGTGCTGCAGGTGCAGCTGGACCAGCAGGTGCAGCAGGTGCAACAGGAGCACAAGGTCCAGCAGGACCAGCTGGTGCAAAAGGTGATACTGGAGCAACAGGTGCAACTGGACCACAAGGTTTACAAGGTGCAACAGGTCTACAGGGTCCAGCAGGTGTAGCCACTACAATGGGTACATTGACAGACGTAGTTTTAGCTAGTCCAGGTGCATTAGATAAATTAGAATATAATGGTGTTAACTGGGTTAATGTTCCGAAATCAGATAGTGAGATTATTTATAATACAGTAGCTAATAAAAATGCTATACCTAATTTTGTAGTTAGTAGTATATCACTTACAGCTGGTGGCTCAGGTTATTCTAGTGTTCCTACTGTAACTATTACTAATTCTTCTGGGTCTTCAGGATCAGGTGCAACAGCTACAGCTACTATAAATGCAGGTGCTGTTACGGGTGTTACAATCTCAGCAGCTGGTTCAGGATATTCAGCTGGTGCAACAGTTGCATTCAGTGGAGGTGGTGGTACAGGTGCTACAGCAATAGCTGTTACTAACCCTACAAATGGTACTGGAGTAGAAGTAACTGATTCTACAGGTATTGAATCATTTACACCTATGTCAGGAATGCCTTCTGGTTTTGTAGGTGATTCAGGTTTAACTGTAAGACTTCAATATACAACTACTGGTAGTTCTAGTTGGAAATGGAAAAGATACTTTGCTTCTACCTCAGAAACTAGATACGCATCTATAGCTGGTGAAACATTTACAGGTTCAGTAAATCTTGATGAACACGTAACTGTTAAGAACGGTAAGGAAGTAAGAATAAGTGAAGAGACTGCAAACGGTAGTAACTATATAGCTTTAAAAGCACCAGCTTCATTATCTTCTAATGTTACATATCAACTACCTACTGATGGTAATGCTAATGAGATATTAAAAACAGATGGTAATGGTGTCTTATCTTTTGCTACAGCATCTAGCTTAACTCAATCTGGAATTACAGAATTAATTGAAGATACCACACCTGAACTTGGTGGTAATTTAAGTGTTAATAACAAATCAATTATATCTCCTTCAGGTAATGCAAATATAAACATCACTCCACATGGTTCAGGTCATGTTGTATTAAGTGGGATGGAGTTTCCAAGTAGTGATGGATCTGCAAATCAGATTTTAAAAACTGATGGATCGAATAATTTATCTTGGGTAACTCCCTATGTACACCCAAACCATACAGGTGAAGTAACATCAACTGCTGATGGAGCTACAGTAATTATAGACGACATTGTAGACGAAGCTAATCTTAAAGTAAGTAACGCACCTACTAATGGTCAGTTCTTATCTGCTCAATCTGGAAATGCTGGTGGTTTAACATGGGCTACACCTACTGATACAGATACAACGTATACAGCTGGTACAGGTTTAACACTAACTGGTACTCAATTCTCTGTTAATGCAGTTGCACTTACAACAGTGCAGGAGGCTGCAAACGAGTCTGCTCAATTAGCTTTAACTGCACAAGAAGGTGATGTAGTCGTTAGAACTGACGAGAACAAATCATATGTTCATAACGGAGGTACAGCTAATTCGATGGCTGACTATACGTTACTTAGAACACCTACTGATGCTGTCTTAAGTGTTAACGGTAATACAGGAGCTATAACAGCTGCACAAATAGCTACAGCAGTAGAGGCAGCTAGTGATTCTAATACATTTACTGATGCTGACCATTCGAAGTTAAATGGCATTGAAACGTCAGCTACGGCTGATCAAACTGGTGCAGAAATAAAAACAGCTTATGAAGCAGAATCAGACACTAATGCTTACACAGATGCAGAGAAAACAAAACTTTCAGGTGTAGCTACTAGTGCTAATAACTACACACACCCAAACCACAGTGGAGAAGTAACTTCTACTGCTGATGGTGCAACAGTTATAACTGATGACACAGTTGATGAAGCTAATTTAAAGATTAGTAATGCTGGTAGTAATGGACAATTCCTACAAAAACAATCAGGTAATACTGGTGGTTTAACGTGGGCTAGTGTTAGTTCTACCCCAGAAGGTACCGCAATACTTTCTACAGGTGAATCAGGCGGTACTAAGTTCCTCCGAGAAGATGGCGACGGTTCTTGCTCTTGGCAGACTGTAGCTGCAACAACTCCAACGGATATTACAGTTGCTAATGAGAATACAGATACGACTTGTAATGTTTGTTTCTTTACTTCTGACAGTGGAGATTTAGCCCCTAAAGCAAGCTCTTATTTAACTTTTAATTCTGCTACAGGAGTGTTAACTACATTTCAGGGTGTTACTACATCCAACGGAAGTTTTACCGATGCGGCGGGTGATCTAAGAAAAATTATTCCAAATAATAATTTAGGTACTGATTCTGGTGCTTGGACACCCAATTCAAATCATTGCGGACACGTTAATTATATGTCTCGTGCCGGCGGGGTTAATATCACTACTAGCAGCTTTGTTGATGGAAATATAATTACTATTGTTAATACTGGAACATCAGATATGACAATTACACAAGGAACGGGAATGACTATTCATTTTTCAGGAGATGGTACTTCAGGAAACAGAACCCTTGCAGGAAAAGGCATGTGTAACATTTATTTTATATCCTCGACTGAAGGCTATATCTCAGGTGCGGGGTTGACTTAATGCCTACTCAACAAATGCTATTAGGTATAGGATCGTCTGGACCAGTAACAGGACAAGTTACTTTTGAAGCAGGTCAAGGAGCTACAAACACAGTCAATAGCTATAACACTACATGGACAGTTCCTACTGGAGTTACTTCAATAAGTGTACTTTGTATAGGTAGAGGTGGTAAAGGAGAAGCTGGTTATTACGCAGGAGCAGGTGGTAATCTATGTTATCTAAATAATATAGCAGTCAATGAAGGTGATACATATACCATCTACGTTTGTGGAGGTTATAGTGTAACAAGTAATTTCCCTAATTCTCCTTACACCAACGATGAAATGTGGCAAGTAGGTAGTCGTTTTGTAGGAACAAATAGTAATACTAGTCGAAGTATTAATATGGTTGCTTACGCTGCTGATCGTCAGTCTCAAGGTCTAATAGACAGTAATGGTGGTGCTATTACCTATAATCCTAGCCTAAGTGGTTATACTGGTGCATATCACTACGGTGGAACTGGTGGTGCATGGAGTAATGCTTCAGGTTGGGGTAGTTCGTCTAATTATTTTGGTGCTGGAGGCGGTTGCGCTGGTTATAGCGGCAATGGTGGTAATGGTGGATCAGGATCAGGTCAGACGTCTAGTAACGGTGATAACCCAGCAACAGGTAGTGGCGGTGGTGCAGGTGGTTATAGTGCATGGGTTAGTTCAAGCGGTGCTACATCAGGCCAAGCTACTTCTTTGCATGCTGGTTGCGGAGGTGGTACAGGTAATTTAGGTAAAGGAAGTGATGGTGCAAAACCTGGAGCTAATCAATTTGGAGATGCTGGTGGAGGTGGCTCAGGTGGTTATCCAACAAATAACAGTACTTCTACAGGAAGCCCTAGCCAAGGCTATGGAGGTGGTAGTGCTAATTACACTACTGGTCACGGAGCATCAAACCAAGGTGGTAGAGGCTGTGTAAGAATTATCTGGCCAGGTGATACACGTTATTATCCAAACACACTTACAACTGATCAATAGTTAAAATTATGACAACACCTAATATTGTATATACTGATAAAAATGGTAATACAAGTAAATTAGAATTAGATTCTAAAACAATTAAAAGATCAGATATAGAAAAATTCTATAACGATCATATAAAACAATACGATATTAATGAATGACACGACTAGCCATTGTTGGTGCAGGTAATGCAGGCTGTGTAACAGCTTTGCATTATTATTTACATAGACCAGATATAGAAATTGACTTATATCATGACTCCGATCATCACCCAATCGAAAGAGTTGGTCAAGGTACTATAACTGTTATAGCAGGATTAATATCTGACGGCTTAGGCTGTACGTGGTACGACAATAATATTGGTGCAACACTAAAGACAGGTATTTTATATAAAGATTGGGGAACAAAGAAAGATGAATTTTTTCATGATTTCTACTCAATGCAACATGTATCTATTCATTATACCCCTAAGAAACTATCTGAACTTGTCTTAGCATCTGGAAAATTTAATGTTATAGAACAAGAAATAAAAGATCCAGAAAAAGAAATTGATGCTGATTTTATTATTGATTGTCGTGGTAGAAAAGCTATTGACAACAAAAATATAAAGAAACTCATCAACCCTATTAATTCAGTATTACTTGCAAGCCTACCAAAAAGAGACTTGATATGGACTGAAGCTCAAGCAACTCCTAATGGATGGACTTTCGTTGTGCCTACTGAGGATAAATTAAGTCTTGGTTATTTATATAATCATGAATTAACATCATTAGAAGAAGCAACTAAAGACTTCCAAGAACGATTTGGAGTGGAAGAAATAGAGCACAAGATGAAGTTTGATAACTACTGTTCTTATAACCCATTTGTTGGAGAACGTACCTTATTAAATGGTAATCAATGTGCATTTGTTGAACCACTTGAAGCTACAGCTACAGGTTTATATCAATATATTGCAAGAGTTGGTTTTGAAAGATTTTTAAATAACTTACCAATTACTGAATGTGTGAAACTACTGCACCAAGAAGTAGATACAATCCAAAATTTCATCTTATGGCACTATAAAACTGGATCTAAATTTAATAGTAGGTTTTGGTCTCACGTGAAAACATTACCATTTACACCTATTAAAGCTCCAAAAAAAGGAGAAATGTATGGACAATGGCACCATAAAAGTTTTGAAATATGGGAAAATAACACTTAATAAATATGGGAGATGAACCACTCTTTCCTTCTATAACTCTACCTGATGCATTAACTATCCCAGGTGCTGTAGATATTCCTATACCTACCCTAGAACAACCTACAGCTGACCTTCCTAGCTATGATCCATTAGTTATAGCTCCTAGTGTATTAGCACCTCCTGTAGGTGTTATCACACCAGAGTTTGAAGAGTTAATGGAAGAGGAGCTTGAAAGAAAACAGGAAGGTAAACCACCCAAACCAAAGCAAGAAGCTGCTGAAGTTAAACGTATAGATATACCATTCACTGACCTGACGTTTCCAGTTCCCAAAGAAGAGATACTCGTGACTGCAGGAACTACAGCGTCAGTGTCTGTTATAGCTACCCTTACGGTAACTTCATTGTTTAAGCAAACTGTAAAAGTAATGAAACCTATCATTATGCAGCTTGCTAAAAGAATACAAAAGAAACTGAATGGAAACAAAGGAGGAGACGAAAAGCCCTAAACCAAACCTCTTAAGCAAACTCAAAGATGCTGCTGAAGATCAAGAACATCAAATACAGATTCTTGGAACTTTTGTACGTCTAGGTGTTGTGGTTTGGTCGGGCTTTATTTGAATCATAACCATGAATTATGTTGAGCTACCTATGGTTAAGAAATCAGGTAACTCAGATATCACGTTCGTTGCTTCGGTCTTTACGGGAGCCTTAGCAACATTCGGCTTGACCACTGGTAATAAAGGTGGTAATGGCAAGCAACCTCCCGTTAATTGTCCCATGGTTAAAAAGAAAGAAGACGCATGAAGAAGTATTTACTAGCTCTATTATTGCTAGTTCCAACTGCAGTTAGAGCGAATACTGTAACACCCGCCTTCACCCAGGGTTCTATGAACTCAACCACCAATTCCACTCAACAAATTGTAGAGACAATTCAAACAAACGTTTACGGAGGAGATTATTCCAGTTGGACTGGACACAACATCACGCCTTCAGGACATATAAACGATCATGCAACGAACTTCGACATAACAACTCCAGGTCAGAACTTTCAGCTAGAAATAGTCCAAAGAGCTGCAGGAATAATCGAAGTAACAGACATAAACAGAACAATAGATACAACCTCTACTACTACTTCCTTATCGGTCTTCTCTCAATAGGAGTACCAGTTAGAGCTGAAGATGGTAACACGGTTTTAAACCCCCAAACATCAGCTGCTGCAACGGGAAATGTAACCAATCAAGCTGTGCAATTCCAGAATAATTCTGGAGTTTCACGGCAACAATATGGAGGTGGAGTGGTTTGTAACGGATCAGTTATGAGCCTCTCTCCCTATTACTTAGGAACTGAAGGTAGACCGTACGATCCAGAGTCATACAGCATGACACAGAACTGGGGAGTACAGCTATCTTTCATGGTTCCCCTAGATGGTCGTTCCGTAGAAATATGTAAGGCAATTGCTGAAAAGCAACTCGAAAAAGAAAGGCTTGATTACGAATTAGTTCGTATCGATAACTGCACACGCTTTATGCAAAGAGGTTTCACCATAAGACCTAAATCAAGGTTTGAAAATCTTTGCAGTGACGTAGTGCCTATAGCCGTATTAGCAAATCAAAAACAACCCACTGATAAAAAATGAGTACATTAAGTGATCAATGGCAAAAAGAAGTAGAAGAAAAAGCCAAACCTAAAAAGAAAAAGTCTACTAAGAAAACAGTAAAGACAGATGAAAGTTAGAATCGCACTCTTTGTCCTTGTTATTGCAGGTGCATCGTTCGGTATCCATAAGGTAAACGAATTTAGATCTTCACCTACTGGTCAAGTCATAGAACAGCTCCAAGAGAAGAAACAACTAATTGAGGATATACAAAAATCACCAACAAAAGCACTCCAATTACTAAACAAATGATCATCATCAAACCCATCCTAATGACCTTCCTCTCCACTTCTGCAGTGAAGAATTTGATCATTCAACTACTCGAAGCTTATGCCAAATCCACTGATAATACTATTGATGATAAAGCAGTAGAGATAGTTAGACGTAATCTATTCCCAGGAATGAAAGAATGAAGAAACGAGCCACTGAAGACCAATTTAACGAACTACATAACCTTGTTACAACTGAGTTTCTAAAGCGAGTCAAGAGTGGCGAAGCTTCTACTCAAGATCTCAAGGCAGC